TTGACCGTGTTTCTGCTCTGGAAGACCAGATGTTGCAGATCCAAATGCTGATTCGCATTCTAAAGCCTGTAGCAATGATGCTGGCTGCGAGTGTTGGCATGGATTTGCACGCATTCTTGTAGTTCCGTAAAGGGTAGTACGCTGTGAAACCAAAAAACCGTGCCATGGCATGTGTCAGAAACCACTTCCGTTTAACCATAGCTAAAAGGAATCAAAGTTCTTCGGCATCTTTGATGTCGTAAGGCTCTTTGTTGTAACCCAAGTCATCTTTGGCGCGCTTTATCTTGCCATTTGAAACATTAAGTTGCTTGGCAATGGCGTAAGTTGACATTCCAGAGAAGTGCAAGTCGGTAATCTTCATGTCAAGAGAGGTGTCTCTGGCTCTGCCGAAGACTCTGCCTTGACTTTTGAGGATTTGCATGCGCTCTGTGGTGCGGCGTGCAATTCTTTTGCGCTCTAACTCTGCCATCATGGCTAACATGGTGAACATCATCTGCTGTTCTTCGCTGACAATGTTGGTAATTAGCATTCTTTGGTGAGTAATGTAGAGGTGAGTGTTACCATTTAGGCAATACTTCTCAATAAAGTTAAGGAATCCAGCACAATCGCGGAACAATCGATCCAATTCGTGGATGATTACTAGCTTTGGCTTGCGTGTTGGGACATTGAGATGTGCTTTCATCATCATTAGACCAGGTCGTGCACGGTCTCCGCCACTGTAACCAAGGTCTTCGTGGTAAACAGCTTCATCATATGCCATGACTTCTGCTGCCATTCCGTACATTTGTCTCTCTACTGACTGAGCAGGTGTCGAACAACGGCAATAAATGTAGGCTCCCGCGTACTCTCCTTGTGCAAAGGGTGTTCTCATATTACGCACCTACCATTGTTTGGACTTCTAACCCAAGTACTGCGAAGCAAGGAGGACAAACTGGCATCTTCTTCCAAGTGAACATGCCAATTACATGTTTCTTCTTATTTGCGTTGATATACTTCTTACAACATGCACACTTGAATGTGTGCTTCATTATCAGAAATGCATCTAATTCATCGTTTTCGGCTGTATTGTTTGTATGGCGCACCATGTCTGAGCCTACAGGTTCCTTGGTATAACCCTATCCCTATTACTATTCTCCACACGCGCGGTATATACGGAAGGTTACTCGTGCATAGTGTTAATATACTATACAAGTGGTGTCTTGGGTAGGCGAGACCTATGGCAACTAGAAAAACAAAACCTTTTGAAATATTTGAGACTATAACAGCGACTGGTGCAGGTAGTGTAAAAACACTTGATTTGAATACTTTCATTCAAGTAGCTGACCTTGAAGCATTCGGAATTGAATCAATTTCAGTAGGCATTGATGGTATCGAGACTGCACCAACTACAGCAGAGTACATGGTCCAAGTATCACTTGATGACCTTGCAGCAGGTTTCACAACCCATGCAGAGTATGCTTCACTTTTCCTTGACTATACAGATGTGCCTAATGGTTTCTCTCAATCTAACCTTTCATTAGGTAAAGTTGACGAACTTCGCTATGTGCCTGGTGGCCAAATGGATATCAGAGCTGATCGAATGAATGGTACAACTGATGTTGACTTATATGTGCGCATTACTGGTACCATTAGTACTTTATCCGCTGCGAACTATGTTTCGTTAGCATTGACTCAAGCAATGAATAACTGAGGTGATACTCTTGGCAGTATCACCCCCTAAGCGCAATGAAGGCTACCATGCCTATGTTGCCCGCACCTTTAAGGCTGCGAAGCGTAACAAGAAAGCTATCAAGGGTTCGCACTCTGGCCGAGGTAAGGCTATTGTGATGAATGCACCGGTAGTAATGAAGCATGTTGGTGTTCAGTGGAGAAAGCACAAGAAGAGTATCAGCAAGAAGACAAGGGGGAAGAAGTAATGCCTACCCGAGTAATCAAGAGCACCATGGGTGCTGTCAGATTCGACTCTGGTATTATCCCTGTAGGGTTTCCTACATCTCCTGGTGGCCCTACATTGCAATTCAATGATAGTCTTAACACTTGGATGGCTACAAGAGCTCATAATGACAGGTTTGCTCTTAATAATGTTGGAGCTACTGAAATAGTCAATGGACTGCACTTTGCTACTCAAGACTATATTGACTTGCGTGATTTGACTGAAGACCAACAAGGTTTAGATAACATTGTGGTTAATATTCAACGCCAGCAAGAGCTTCCATATGCTGCTTCGTGTTGGAATGTATCGCCAATCAATGCTTTGTATGAAACTTTGATAGTTAGCCAGCAACAACTTCCTCTAGATTCGATTATCGGCTCTAGTGATGTTAATATGCTGCAGCAACTACACGAGATAGGATTCCAAGATATGGGAGTATACGATGGAGCTACAGGACTGTATGAGTATGTTGCGACCCGTCAGAATGCACTAGTATATGTGGAAACACGCAAATATGCTATTGATGGTGGCCAGCAATGGTACTCACCTGATCAAATGGGCCAAATGAATGGTGTAGGCGGCGACCCTACACAGAGTGAAACTCGCTGGACTAGTGACTTCGCTATGGTACAACGCACGGTTCGTGGCAATCCAGACCTCATTGTAGGCCCTGGACTACATGTTATCCGTGTATGGAGTATGTGGCCTGCTGACCGTGATAATCAAAACGCTACTGGTGGAGACCCTGCTGACAGCCCTGCTAATGAATTCGTGTTCAATACATCTAGACTTTATGTGGAAATCCCTGCCTTACAAGTAAGTATCATTGGAAATCAGCGTGACTTGACTGCAACTGAGCAGGCTGTTTGGTACTCAAACATCCTCTTGGGGCCTAACTGATGGTTCGTGAGCTTCACTTACCAGGTCATAACTACACTGGACCGTTCACTCAGTACGAGAAGAGAAAGAAGCGTGGTGACAAACCAGTCAATCGTGTTGATGCTTTGAGCATGGAGCATGATGCTGTCTACTACAAGTACCAAGATTCTCAACTTAGGCTAACTCAGGCTGACATGGTGTATGTTGCTGGTGCTAGTCAGATTGCTTTCGACGATAAAGCTAGTCGCCGAGAGCGTGCAGAAGCAATATTTGTTGCTGGCGCCATTGGAGTTAAGACAGTTGTGGACATCGCATTGATGCCACAACTAACACTGTACAGGAAGTTGCGATATGGATGATATTATTGACCGTGTTTCTGCTCTGGAAGACCAGATGTTGCAGATCCAAATGCTGATTCGCATTCTAAAGCCTGTAGCAATGATGCTGGCTGCGAGTGTTGGCATGGATTTGCACGCATTCTTGTAGTTCCG